GAGATTAGCTTGACTGTGGTAAACTTTGCTAAATCAGTAGAGAGTTTTCCTAATGCCACCACTTGCAAAATTTAATTTCCGCGCAGGAATCAACAAGGAAGAAACAGAATATTCCAATGAAGGTGGTTGGGCAGATGCAAACCTTGTTCGTTTTCGCAAAAACCGCGTTGAAAAAATTGGCGGTTGGATAAAATCCACCACAAATAGCATCTTAGGCAGAGGTCGTGCTTTGCACCAGTGGATTTCTTTGGCTGGCACACGCTATCTTGGAATTGGAACCACCCTTAAATATTACATCGAATCTGGTGGAACCTTTAACGATATAACCCCAATCCGAGCAACTACGACTAACGGAATTACATTTGCAGCCACTAATGGCTCATCTACAATAACGGCCACCGACTCAGCGCATGGAGCGGTGACAGGAGATTTCGTTACGATCTCTGGGGCAGCAACTCTTGGTGGATTAATCACTGCTGATGTGCTGAATCAAGAATATCAAATCGCTTCAGCTCCTAGCACCTCCACCTACACCTTCTCAGCCAAAGATACAGACGGTGATGCTGTCCAAGCCAGCGGAGATGATGATGGCAATGGCGGGGCAGGAGTTGATGGTGTGTACCAGATCAATGTCGGGTTGGATGACTATGTTCAGGGAACAGGATTTGGCTCAGATACTTGGGGAGCTGGAACCTTTGGGTCAAGTTCATCTCTGTCTGCATCGAACCAGCTGAGAATCTGGAGCCATGACAATTTTGGTGAAGATTTGATAATGAATGTCAGAGCTGGTGGCCTCTATTATTGGACTGAAAACGATGGTTTAGGGACAAGAGCAGTAGAACTGAGTGCATTAACAAGTGCAAATCTCACGCCAACAGTTGGATTGCAAGTTATTACTTCAGAAACTGATCGCCACATAATCGTGTTAGGTGCTGACCCACTTTCATCTGGCTCACGAACTGGTGCTATAGACCCAATGCTGATTGCCTTCAGTGACCAAGAATCTGCAATCCAATGGGAAGCACTATCTACCAATACAGCTGGCTCATTGCGACTTTCAAGTGGATCACAAATCGTTGGTGGTTTGAAGGCAAGGCAAGAAATATTGATTTGGACAGATACTGCCATTTACTCGATGAATTTTATCGGTCCACCACTTACGTTTGCAGTTAATTTGATTAACGAAGGTGCTGGATTAATTGGTCCCAAAGCAGCTGTGAATACACCGAATGGTGTATTTTTTATGTCGAAAACAGGATTTTATTTTTATAATGGCGCAATCAAAAAGCTGGAATCATCGGTGCAGGAATATGTGTTCCAAGACTTAGATATAAATCAGGCATACAAATGTCATCTGGCTTTAAACAGCGAATTTGGCGAAGTATGGTTCTGGTATCCCTCGATTGCAGATGGAACAAAAGAAATATCCCGCTATGCAATTTTCAATTATGAAGAAAATCTTTGGTCAATTGGCTCTCTAATTCGCTACGCTTGGATTGATACTGGTGTGAAGAATGCACCACAAGCTACTGGAGTTGATTCAAGCACTTACTATTTATACGATCATGAGTCAGGATTTAACGCAGATGCAGATCCAATGGACAATGTTTATGTTCAATCTGCTGATTTTGATATTGGTGATGGAGAAACCCTAGCGTTTATCAGGCGCATTCTCCCAGATATCAAATTTACAAACGATGTTGGAACCAGCCCGAATGGAGCTGTGAACGTGGTTTTGAAAAAACGCGATTTCAATGGAGAAAGTTTAAGCACTGATAGCACAAACCAAGTGACTTCAAGCACTACGCAAAGCTATGTTCGCGCTAGAGGTCGTCAATTCGTCTTGAGATTTGAATCTGATGACGACAATGATATTGGGAATAGAAAAGATTACAAATGGCGTTTAGGTGTAACAAGAATGGATATTAAGCAGTCTGGTAGGCGAGGTTCATGAGTAAATTGCTGGAAACCAGACTACCACTGGCTCAAGGACTTGACCTCACACCAGAATTATTCAATCGTTTGGTAAGAATTTTGGAAATCAATCTTAGTGCAATAGATCCAGACAAAACTCCAAGTTTCAATTCAACAGAAATAGATCAGTTGCAATTTGCAACTGGTGCGATAATCTTTAATACCACCAACGAGATTCACCAGTGCTTTGATGGTAATATAATGCGTAACGTCTATGAGCATAATACATATCCATCAGGCGTTGGTATAACTTCAGCGATAGGGAGCGTTACTGTAACGACGAGCTAACATGCCAATAAGTGAAGAATTACAAAGAAGAATCGCTAGCTTTACAAGCAGTGCTGTTGATCCAACAAAAGGTGCTATCTCAACTTATCTTGCGCCAAAAATGCGACCTGTTGGATCTGGTTCAACTTCAGATATGGAGTTTAAAGCCTACCAAAGAGACATGGAGCTGTTTCAACAGGCTAGTCCTTCTGGTCAGATATTTGACCAAGAAGAACAAATCCTGCAAGGAGCTGAGATTGAGCATGGCAAACCATTTTCAGAAGAAGAAAGAGAACTGGCACTTCTTCAAATTGAACAAATGAACCAAATGTCGCAAGCTCCTTACTACCCACAAGCTCAACAACTGGCTGGACTTGGTACATGGCCTGACGATCAGTTGATTCATGCTGAAATAGGTGATGTGGTCGTTCCACCAGACCTGATAGAAGAAGATCCAGAATTGGAGGCAATGCTTGAGCAAAAATTTATAGATGCCAATATTGACCCAGAATCAAGAATGGTTGGTTCACCAAAAGGTATTCGCAGCCTAGAGACCGGAATGCAAGAAATGTTGAATCTTGGGAAATTTAGCAAATTCTTAGAAAGAGGGTTTAAAAATGTAGTTAGGCCAGTAGCTAAAGTTGCACAATTTATCCCCGGACCACATCAAGGTGTAGCATCATTAATAGCAAAATCTGGCACAGTTTACGACGTAGCCAAAGGCAGAGCTAATCCATTGTCACTATTATCAGTAATGGGTCCTTTGAGAACTGGACCTTCAATTACTGATTCTATTAAAAACATAAAGGGTTTATCAAAAAGTGGTAGCTTTTTATCAGGATTGGTGGAAGCAGCTAAACAAACTCCCAGTGCGCTTGCAAGTGGGATAGGCAGTCTTGTCACAAGTCCAACAGATACAATTAAAAATTTCTTCAAATCCCGAAACCCAGACGATTATGTGTTGGATAAGCATGGTGATTGGGTCAATAAATTCACAGGGGAAGGATTGCCGATAGGTGTTAAAAATGCAGCTGATATGATGTCTCGATCTGGATCTGGAATTCAAGCCTTAACCAAAGGTTTGCAAGGCAGTCTGTTTGGAACGGCTGGTATGATGTCTGCACTTACACCTGTAGAAGATACAAGTGGTAAAATTGTTGGATATAAAGATGCAGCAGGTAATATCTTCGATGTAAATATAGCCAAAGAGCTTAAAGACAGTGGCTTTACATTAAATAATCTTGGCCAGTTAATACCACCAATTGGTGGATCCCAACAACAAAGTGGTAGTTTGCTACAAAGGGCTGGCAGTGGCATAGCTGGTTTGCTCGGATTGGGTGGTTCTAACGTAGGTGGTGGTGGCATAGGTGGTTTGCTTGGATTAGGGCTTGCTGGTGGCCTTGCTGGAACACTTGGCAAACTTGCCTATGATGAAACGAAAAAAGATACGGGAGTGGCATTAAGCCCACTAACGACTATGGATGCAACTGGCAGATACAATATTGAAGCTGAAATTGCCAGAAGAATGGGACAACCTGCACCAAATCCGGTTGAGTTTGGTTTGTTACCAGCTGGCACTTTCCCACAGTTGAGTGGTGGGAAGCCATTACCAGCAGCAGCAATGGCTCCAGCATTGCCAGCAGCATTGCCAGCAGCAGCAGCTCCAGCTCAATTACCAGCAGCATTGCCAGCAGCAGCAGCAATGGCTCCAGCATTACCAGCAGCAGCAGCAATGGCTCCAGCATTGCCAGCAGCAGCTCCAGCTCAATTACCAGCAGCATTGCCAGCAGCATTGCCA